GCCGTCGCCCGTCGCGCTTAGGCCGGCGCCGACGGCGCTACCGGTCGCGGCGAGCGCCCGCCTGGTCGAGCGGCTCGACTTCCCAAAACGAGCTCGAAACGGGAAGCTCGAAGAGAAAGCGGCGGAGCATCTCCCGGACCGTTACGAGACGCTACGCGGCGAGTCGCTCCCGGATTGGGAAGCGGAGATCCTGACGTTCTTACGGAGCCAGGAGCGGCGCGTACTCCGCCGCCTACGGGCCGGCGCGGACACGGCGCACGATCTCGTCCCCGAAGGCGAGGCGATCCTGCTCGGAGAGACGCTTACGCCGCTCCAGCTACGGCTACTCGGAGACGTCTCTCGGCTCGTCGTCGCGGAGCTCGGCGTTCAGTTCACGGTCGACGATCCCGGCACGCGCGCGTACCTGCTCGCGTCGGGTCAGAATATCGTCGGGATCACGGAGACGACGCGGAGCGCGGTGCAGGCCGCGCTAATCGAGGGCCAGATGAACGGCGAGGGGATCGAGCAATTAGCTAAGCGCCTGCTCGGCCTGCCGTCGTTCGACGACGCGCGAGGACGCGTCGTCGCTCGGACGGAGCTCGGGACGTCGCAGAACTACGCCGCGCTGACGTCGTACCGCTCGTCGGGCGTCGTCTCGTCGATCCGCGTACTCGACGGCGACTACGACGCGGCCTGCGCCGCGATCGACGGCCGCGTCTACCCGCTCGACGCGCCGCCGCCGGCGCTTCAGCACCCGAACTGTGTCCGCGCGTTCGCGCCGATCGTCGACGCGGCGGAGCTTTCCGCGTAAGGGAGAGACCATGTCGGCTATTATCGAGACGCCGGAGATGCACCGTCACAACGTCGCGAGAGATCGCGCCGCGCTGCTCGTCGGGATCGCCGCGCTGATCTTCGCGCTCGCGATCGTCGTCTATGTCGTCTGGCTGATCTTCGCTTCCGTTAAGGCGACGCCGTTCGACGCCGACGGCGTCAGGTGCTACACGAAGGCGATCGAGACCGTCTGCCTGAAGACGGCAGAGCCGCCGAGATGAGCGACCGCCCGCTCGTCTCCGTCATTACGCCGACGTGGCAGCGTCCCGACCTGCTACTCGGCGCGATCGCGGACGTCCGCGCGCAGACGTACGGCCGACTGGAGCATGTGATCGTCATCGACGGCAACGATCGAGACTCGGCTGACGTGGTCCGCGACGAGCAAGTCCGCGAGACGGGCGACCGCGCGCTCGAATATGTGGAGCTCGGCCGCAACTGGTCGAGCTTCCTCTCCGACTCGTTCTGCGCCGCGCCGACGACGGTCGGCATGCTTGTAGCGAGCGGCGCGTATCAGATGTGGTTAGCTGACGACGAGCGGATGACGCTCGACCATATCGAGGGGCTCGTCGACGCGCTCGAAGCGGCGGACGCGGACTTCGCGTACGGTCGCGTCCAGATGTATATGGCGGACGATCCCGGCCGTCGCTGGACGATCGGCGCCGATCCGCCGACGTACGGAGAGATCACGAACGTGCTCTACCGCGCGGAGATCCTCAAGCGCGGTCTGTATCCGTTCGGCGCCGGCATGTCGTCCGACTGGACCTGCATCTCGCGCTGGCTCTCGTTCGGCGCGCGGTACGCGTTCGTTCCGCGCGTGACGCTGACGCACCGCGCGGACCACTAGCGATAGGAGGCGACATGCAGAGCCCGCCTGACGGCGATATCCCGGTCGGCGTCCGCTCGATCTTCGGCGCCGCGACGCAGCGCGGGCTCGTCGAGCTCACGGTCGGGAACGTTACGACGACGGTCTTTCCGTCGAAGGCGAGAGAGATAGCGAGCTTCCTGCTGGAAGCCGCGACCGCCGCCGAGGGCGACGAAGTCCTGATGCGGGTCCTAGAGCGGGCGGGTATCTCCGCGACGCGCGCGGCGCAGATCCTACTCGCGATGCGGCAGGAGCGTACGATCATCGAACGGCGCGCGCGCGGCGAAGCTCGCGCGGCGATCGCGTTCGACCAGGCAGATAAGGACGAGCCATGACGACGACCGAAGAGCGGGCGCGGCCACTGATGGCCGGGCACGGGTGGGTCGTGCCGCTGCCCGACGGAGCGAAAGCGCGGTGCATGGGACCGCCGGGCTGCGCCGTCTGCGTCGCGGAGTGGGAAGCGCTGAACGCCGCGCAGGTCGAGCGGTGTCGGTGCGGGCGCGACCTGCGGAGGCTCAACCCCGTAAGCGATACCGTCAAGTGCGTCGGCTGCGGCTTCCCGTCCGAGCTCTGTACCTGCGAGGACGTCCCGCGATGAGCGGCCCGAGCATGCTCGCGCTCGTCGGAGACATGAGCGGCCCGACGCTCTGGCGGGTCCTCCAGCCGTTTACGGCGCTCGAAAAGAGCGGCTACCCGTGCGCCTGGGACTTCAAGGACGCCGACGGTATCGGCACGCTCGCTCCGTCGTTCGACGGCGTCGTGATTCCGCGCCTGTCCTGGACGCCGTTTACGCGCCGCGCGGCGACGATCTGGTTCGACGCGCTCCGTCGGGCGGGAAAGATCACGGTCTACGACGTCGACGACGACCTGTTTAGCGAGCACCTGACGCGCCGTACGGTCGAGATGTCCTGGAACGCCGGCAAGTCGTACGACGAGCTCGAAGCGGAGAGGCGCGAGCGCGCCTGGGCGCTCGCGCAGTGCGACGGCGTCACGGTCTCGACGCAACGACTCGCGACGATCGTCCGCACGCTGACCGAGCGGCCCGTGCTCGTCGTCCCGAACGCGATCGACGTTCCCTGGTTCCGCCGCGTCCTGAGCCGTACGAGCCGCCAACTGCCGCCGATCACGATCGGCTGGGCCGGCGGCAAGCGCCCAGACCGCGACCTGTCGATCGTCGCGGAAGCCTGGGGACGGATAGCTACCCGCTACCCGTCCGTCACGTTCGTCTGCGCGGGCTACGCGCCGCCCGTCCTCGTCGAGGCGGTCCCGGACTCGCGGCTCGTCGTCATCCCGTGGCTGCCGCTCGAACGCTACCCCGAGGCGATCCGCGAGCTCGATATCGCCTGCTGTAGCGTCTCGGACGAGCCGTTCAACCGCGCGAAGTCGGTCATTAAAGCGTACGAGGCGGCGGTCTGCGGCGCGGCCGTCGTCGCGACGCCGGCGCTCTACGGCTCGCTGATCGTCCACGGCGTCAACGGCTACGTCGCGGAGACCGTCGACGACTGGACGGGCGCGCTCGCGGACCTGATCGAGCGGCCGTCGATACGTTCGATGGTAGCGAGACGCCTGCTCCGTCACGTCGAGAAGCACTGTTCTCTGTCGGAGAACCTCTGGCGGTGGCCGTCGGCCTGGTCGACGATCGCGGAGGATGCGCGGGTGAGACGTGGCTCCGTCGTCCTGGCGTGAATCGAAGCCGCTCGACGTCAAGGCGCCGCCGCGAGAGGCGCGCTGCGTCGCGTGCGGCGGCTGGATGGTGACGGTCCCGGCGGGGACGACCTGGGCGAGAGGGCGGTGCGGGAATAAGCGCTGCCCGAAGTACGGCGAGGGCCAGACGGTTCATCTCCGCTAGCGCGTCGACCGTCGCGCGAAACGCCGTGGTAGACTAGCGCTCAATCGAAGAAAGTCGGGCGTTCGGCGCCCCCTAACCTCAGCGCTTCAGGTGCGCGGGGCAGGGGGCGTTGTACATGCCGGACCTTGAATACAAGTCGTTGCCGTTCGAGCTCAAGGAGCTCGTCGACGTCTCGGGCGGCGGCTGGGAGATCGCCGGGTACGCGTCGACCTTCGGCGGCGAGCCCGACGAGTACGGCGACGTGATCGCGCCCGGCGCGTTTACGGAGTCGCTCGCGACCCGTTCGCCGAAGCACCTCTTCGAGCACGGCGAGCCGATCGGGAAGACGGTCGAGATCCGCGAGGACGCGCACGGCCTCTATGGCCGCTGGTCGATCGTCGACACGACCGTCGGGACGGACGCCTATAAGCTCGCGAAGGCGGGCGTACTCGATTCGCTCTCGATCGGCTATCGGCCGTCGGAGTGGGAGTACCTCGAAAACAATACCCGTCTGCTGAAAAAGATCGACCTGTACGAGGTCTCGTCGGTCGCGATCCCCGCGAATAAGAACGCGCGGATAACGGACGTCAAGACCGTCGACGAGACGCGCGCCGTCTGGAGCTCGTCGTACGTCAACGACCTGCCTGACAGTAGCTTCGCGCTCGTCCTGCCCGGCGGCTCGAAGGACGACGAGGGGAAGACGACGCCGCGCAACCTTCGGAAGCTCCCGCATCACGGGTCCGACGGCGCGCTCGACGGCGCGCACGTCCGTAACGGGCTCTCTAGAGCTCCGCAGATGACGGGCGTCTCCGAGGCGCAGCGAGAGCGCGCCGTCAGCCATCTCCAGAAGCATCTCGCGTCGCTCAACAAAGCAGCGGAGCACGACCACGACGATCTCATCTCGCCGTCGATCGACATCGGCTACGAGCTCACGACGCGCCGCCTACGACGGCGCGGACTCCTGGAGACCGTTTCGCCATGAGCATGTCCGTACCCGAAGCACACGCCGAGATCCGCAGGCTCTACGACGCTGCCGCCGAGATCGAAAAGAAGTACCCGTCAGGGCTTACGCAGGACGTCCACGCCGAGGACTATACCGAGGTCAAGCGCCTGCTTAGCGAGATCGACGGGCTCGAAGACAAGCTCGGCGGGCTCGAAGACGCCGAGGCGCGGAAGGCGCGGATTCTCGATAACCAGAAGCGCTATTCCCGCCCCGCGACCGCGCACCGCCAGCCGGACCCGAACGCGGACGGCGACCCGACGCACGGCGCGATCAAGATGTTCGGCGCTCAGTTCACGGACAGTATCGAGTACAAGAACCTCCTAGAGAGCGGCATCCTGAACAACCCGTCGAACCGCGCCGAGATGGGCGTCAAGGTCGACGGGAGCTTGCTCGACTACCTCGTCCGTAAGGCGCTCGTCCACTCAGGCTCGGGCGTCGGCGGGCCGCTGATCCGACCGGACCGCGTCTCTGGGATCGACTACCTGTTCCGCCAGACGACGCTACTCGACCTGATCCCGACCGCGTCGACGACGTCAAACTCGATCGAATACTACGAGATGACGTCGTCGACGAATAACGCGGCGCCGGTCTCGGAGGCGACGGCGACGACGGGGACGTCCGGCCTCAAGCCGGAGGGCGCGCTCGGCTGGATGCTCCGTAACCTGCCGGTCGCGACGATCGCGGAGTGGATTCCCGTCACGAACCAGACCCTCGCGGACGCGCCGGCCGTTCGAGGCATGATCGACCAGCAATTGCTGACCCATCTCCAACTGGCGCTAGAGACGCAGGTCATCAGCGGCAACGCCGCGCCGCCGAACCTGTCGGGCATCCTGACGAATCCGGCGATTAACACGATCGGGCTCGGCGCAGGCTCCGGGACGGCGCTCGACGCGGTCTACCACGCGATGACGATCGTCATGGCGACGGGGCTCTCGACGCCGACCGCGTCGGTCTGGAACCCGATCGACTTCGAGGCGGTCCGTCTCGCGCGCTCGCTCGCGGGCACGGGCGGCGGCGACTACCTGATGGGCCCGCCCAACGC